AATACGCCTGCAGGAATTCGTGAAACTCGCTGTCTGGTCCAGTGAGATAATGCGGGAAATAGGTATGGGCAAAAAAGCCGAAATCATGTTCGCCGCGCGCCACCCGCTCTTTAGATGCCTTCGGGTCCGGATCAAAGCCCTCGACACTGTCAACGATCCAGCCCTTCAGCTCGTCGGACAGGATCGCCATTTGATCAAGAAAATCCAGCTCGTCATTTTTCTTGTAACTGGGGCGACGGGCCATGGGTCAGCTCCCGTATTTTTCAGAGACGCGGGCTGCGAACGGCTGAAGGATTTCAGCAAAGGCTTCGGCGTGCCCCGGAAACTCCGTTTTAATAAACAGCGCCATGTCCTGAAGCAATTCAGTTGCCACCGCGTAATGCCCCAGATCAGGGGCCGCTTTTGCCACAGCTGCCATGGTTTTTGAAAACGCATCCGCCAAACGCGACAGGGCATCTGCTTTTTTCAAGGGGGCGATATCCGCGTCCTCCATAATGGCTTCTGTTGTTTCCTGATACATGGTCAGGAAATCAGAGAGCACCATTTGGGCTACCGTGGCAGCACCGCCTTTGGTCATGCTCGATGCCGCGCGGGCCTTATCCCAGTTATCCCCGTTATCACGATCTGCCGTTTTCCATTTACGGGCGGTTGACAACGGCACATCATGAGCCGCTGCGGCCTGCGCCATAGAGGATTTTTCAAAGACATAGGCGGCCCGTAGAGCCGCCTTTGCTTCAGGAGTATGTGCCATCTATTACCCTCCCAGAATATTTTGAGCTGATCTGGCAGCTGCACGCATGATTGCATCGGGACTGGGGCGCTTGACGCCGGGAACTGATGCTTTACCGCCCGCGACATCAAGGCCGCGACTGGACAGAATAACAACAGCAGGGCCGCTCCCCTGAACCAAAGAAACCAGACCTTGATCTTGCAACCAGGAGAGTTCGCTCTTTACTTGATCTCGCGAGGGCGAAACACCAACCAGCGGCAAGGCATCTGCCAGAATGCTTTCATTGGCGCTATAACCTTCTGCCTGATCAGCCAGAAGCCGTAAAATAGCTATTCGCCAATGCTCGCGCTGAATATTTCCAAGGCTCATAATCAACGCCTCCCTTTTGATTTTTGCTGACGGCCTTCCGCCAGTTCGTTTTCAACCAGCTGGCCCATCGTATTGCTGATATTTGACAGCATTCGCTCGACCCCGGTAATTCTGTTATCAACAGCATCAATGGTGCCTTCGGTACGGGCGACGGCGGTGCGCAGATCAGAAAACTGTTCTGCTGTCGGTAAATGCTGGATCGCCCCTTCGAGCTTTGCCAGCCGTTCAGAGGTGCGCGAGTTGCTCAAAACATGACGGCTATCAACTTCTGACAGCGCCGCATTTGTTGATTTGATTTCTTCGGCTGTGGCTTTGTTCCTGTTTGATAGCCAAACGTAAAGTCCAACCAATATGGTCAGGACAATTTGAAACAGGGCAAGCCAGAACATAGGCGGATACAAAGGCGTTTCAGTCATATTTTTCTTGGTCCAGTTGGCAATCTACACAATAACGAGCACCCGGCATTGCCAGACGGCGGGTGGCCGGGATATCCATGCCGCAATCTTCACAAAATTCATTGGCTGGGGCGGTACTTAAAACAGGCAAGTTATGGCTGACGGCTTTGCGATTTACCGCGTCAACACGCTCCTGAACGGCATCCATAAAATCGGGCATCATCCACCACCTTTACGAATGGCCCCAAGGGTCAGACCGAATATATAATTGGCAATTTTATGGCGCCGGAACGGGCGAACAGGCACAAAGAACTTAAAACCCTCTGACAGTCCGAACGCAAAATCCACGATCATATCCACAACCTGCGTAATGACAGAAGGGCTTCGCATCTCTTCACCAGAGCGCGCCAAATAAATCAAGATACCTGTGTGCCGGTATTTAAGTGTAACAAACGGAAGGTTCGGAACGATGTCACAGCCGTTTGCCAGCCGGTAGTGGATCAATGATTTATCAGCATAGTCTGCAAATTTGGCGTCCCCCGGCCGGGCGGCCCCAAAACTGTAAACTGTTTGTTTCTCTGCCAAGGTGTCGGCAAAGGCTGTCGCCAGAAGAATTGCAATATCCCCACCCAAGCTATGGCCACAGAAAAAAAGAGTGTCTGCATATGACAGCGTTTTCGCCAGTCTCGGGTAAAGATCATTGGCACCCTCTAGAAAACCACGATGGCACGACCCCTGATCAGGGTCCTCGCTCCAAGGCACCAATCTGAATTTGAGGTCTGTCAGAATATCGCCGTAATTTTTTTCTGTACCGCGCACAACCACAACCGTGACGGCCCCGAACTCCACAACAAACGCCTGATGGCTATCGACAGTAATAAACTGGACGCCATCCGCCCCTAAGTCTAAAAAATCACGGGTAGCCAAACGCTCTGGCGAGTAACTTATTTCAGAGCATTCGGCCAGAAACTTTGCAGTATCTGGCCGGTACTCTGCCTGATTACCGGTAAGGGCTTTGGGTAACATAGATGCCCCTCCTATTTGCCCGGAATGACCGCAAGCGGTTTATTGACAATATCGAGCACGCCTTTGGTGATCGTATCAATAACTTCGGGGGCAACTTCAGTGGCATCTTTTGAGACAGCTTGCTCAACCGCGCCCCGGATCTCTTGTCCGGTAAAGGCTTTGACGCCACTGGCTGAATAGGTGACCTTCAATCCATCTGGCGTTTCAACATTCAGGTTTACAGTTTCCTGTTCTTTCCCACCAATGATCAACGCATATTTCGGCTTACCGTTCTTGTCGAACTCGATTTCAGCCTTGTTAATGCCTGAATATCCCTGATCATTCCAGGGCACAGCACCAGCACAAGCGGTCACCAAACTCAACAATAGAAACAGCACGCCCATTTTAAAAAACTTAACCATCTTGTTTCTCCATAAAAGGCAATTCATAAGCACGGTTCAACCAACCGTCCTCGTACTTCTGTGATTTTTGTAGTCTGAAAATTCCGGCGATTTCGGACATATACGCCGTTAGAAACGGCGCGGGCCGATCCTGAAAGCGGCTCAGCACCAGCAATGTTTTTGTGCCTGCAATACCATCTTCCACAACAGGATAACCGTTAGCCCGCAGCGCCCGCTGCAGGGCAAGCGCTGACCGGCGATAACCCAGTGGAAAACACAGATCAAAAAACTTGATGGCAATGGTAGGGTCTGGCAACTCATTGCAGCGCCACTTGTCCCAAAGATAACGGCGGGCCTGTAAAGCCTGCTCTGGTGTCATATCGCGAATATCATCCGCATCCACATCACCGTCCTGGTCAAAATCGAAATCGTCAAATCCATCGCCGTCACTATCACCGACAGCCTTGGCATAACGGATACTGAAACCGTAGTTGGTGATGCCACCCGGATCATCCGGATCATCGACAAGCCCGCCTTCTTTTTGAGCATTGAAGCGGGCAGCAAGTTTAAATATTGACGTTGGATTTTTCATAGCCGCCAGACTAGGTGGCGCGCTGTTCGTTCGTAAGGTAAAGCCCTTTAGGGGGCAACCGATTTGCCGCTAGAAAATATCGAGCTGGCGGGGGTCTTTTTTGTCTTCTGCAAGAATTTGGTATATGCGCACCTCGGTTAAGTCAACCGCTAACGCAATATGCTGCACGGTCAGACCCTGCTCTCGAAGAGCAATAATCTGGCTACGATTGCGCACTGATTTCATGTTCGGAATATAAAGCGGCTCCCCCTTGTATGCGTTCGACACACGCTTTGCCATGGGCAGCGAAAGGGCCACAGCAATCGGGTGTTCTGTGTGCATTCTGGCGGGGATAAAAAGGGTCGTTCCTCCAAAATGTTTGATCAGTTCATTGGCGATTTCAGCGCCCAGATGATCAACCAGCTCGTAATAGGAAAGAGGTGTTTCACGCATGGCCCAACCTCCGGTTCTGATTAGCCTGACGCGGTGTCAAAATGGTAACAAGGCATTCTTTGCTATGGGAATACACCACATAAAATTGCAAGCCCTTGTATCGTAATTTATAGATGGCTGCCCCTTGTTCGGCATCTCCAATATAAGAGGCATTGCCATCCACGATCCGGGCCTCAAGGCGCTTGACCCCGTTATAGCTCAAGATGATCCCCAGCCGCCTGCGGGCGCGCTTCTGGACATGGCGGCGGCAGGCAACGATATGCGGAATTGTTTTACGCATTTTTCCGCTTTCTGATCATTGCGCCCAGAGCTTTCTGAAGGGTATTGAAATCGGCGCTCTCATAAAAGTGAAAGGCTGATTTTCCAGTGACGCGATATCCGAACATCTCCACTGTCAAATGGTCAGGATGGCGGATCGCACCAAGCTGCAGCAGAATGCGCCATTGCGCTTCAATGACACGTTGCCAGGGCCGCAACTCAACAGGCTCTCCAGCTCCGATAACTCGCGAAGGGTAACTCTCCCAATTAACACGAGCCTCTCGATGAGCCCAAGACTTAAGACTTTCAATCACCTTGTCAGCGGCTCCGCCTTTAATCCATTGCAAGGCTTCTATGCCGTCTTTTTTGCCGCCGGTCAGCCGCTTGGCATAAGAGGCCAGAGCCGCCTCGCTGTTATCATTGACAACACCCAAATCATAAAGGGCTATCCACAATGCCCGCATTTTTTTAGCAACGGCACTGGAAGCTTGCGGACGCTTCTTCGGAGCTGATTTGGCGGGGCTTTTTTTGTGAACTGGTCGCCAGCCCATTTCATGAAACTTATCCATGACTTGTGTCATTTGTGATACTGACATTTTTTTGGAACTACTCACACCAGTCACCCCGACAAGCAGATCCTGATAATTGTCATCATCAAGACCCATATCTTTCTTTGCGATGTGGATTTTTGCGGTAAGGCTTTTTCTAGCTGTCATTGGATACCTCCAATGCTACGTCCAGAATATCTCTGTATTTTGCCTTCCAGCTGTCCCAAAGCCTCATATCTTTATGTGAGTTGAATTCTAATTCAACTGTGGGCATATTCTTGAATGCCTCCCACAACCTTTTGTTCTCTGCTTTGAGGCGAGCGTCCTCGCCATCAAGGCTATTGTCAGGACGGTTCATATGCATCGTAAGCGGTGTTACCTCAATCGGTTGACATTGGATAATCGCTTCAATAGCTGCGCGTGCTTTTACATGCCGCGCAACATGAAATAGTGCGTCAGTGGCTTCTTTAAAAGTTTCATAAAACTCATGATGTTCGGCTTCTAAATCCCAATCGACAAGACGGAACAAACCCGTATCGATATTGAATTCAACCTCATAATCAGGAGCCTCTTCAATCGCGGTAGCTACTCTATTAATCTGTTCTGTCATTGGATGTTCCTTTTCTGCAAAACTGATTTTTCGAATTCGGCCATTGCCACAGAAAGCGGAGCTGGAGCTTTCTCGTTTTCCTCATTAAAAATAATCCGCATATCCTGCCATGACAGGCCCGCCGATCGCCCACAGGCCAGCGCCGCGCGCACCGCATCGGCCATGTCAGATTTATCCAGCACGCGACCTGAAAACGGTACCTTTGCAAGTAAGGCATGAACGGCAGAAAATAGATGCTGTCGGGTGTGTGTTCCTCTGGACCGGGCATAGGCGGTTGCCGCCATCGCCAGCTCCATGCAAACCTCTGCGGTATAATCATGATGGGCCATCAGTCACCCATCATTTCTATGTGCAAAAAATCGCCATCATCCAGCCAATACCTACCCATTATATGAGCCGATAAAATCTCATCCATTTCTTCTGGTGAGATAGTTCCGGCTCTTATCTTTTCTGCTTCTTTTTCAGTTACTTTAACTAGGTAAATATATTCAATTTTCTGTTCAACTCTGATATCTAGTTCAATAAGTTTTTTGGCATTCCCTTCCATCGTATCAACTCCACTTCACGCAATGATCTGTCAGGCACTGACCAACTGACTGGTTATCCATTCTGGAGATATTGAAATTCAGTTTTCCATGACAGGCAGGGCACTGAATTGTTCCTTTTCTACCCCCGTGACTGTCGATTTTTCCCTTGGCTATCAGTATGTAGATGTCCATCTGATCTGCTGTGATTTCGCCGCTGCTCAATATTGGCTGTAACATTCTCTTTTCCTTTCAATTTTATCCAGGCCGCCGCGACCAGAGCGCGCGTTATTGAGGCGTTCAATAAAGGCGTAAAAAACATGGGATCAATCGGCCTGATTATGTCTTCAAACGAGTGCCCGGCTGACAGAGCCCACCGCACATGTTCATCGGCAACCCGAAGGGCCTCTATGTGGGTTTCGTCCCGGCACATATCTCAACTCGCCAAACGGCTTTCAGGGGCAGGCTCTCTGTCTGTCAGAACATCGCTGCCCGTTAGTTTTTGCACAGTCTTCTCGCGCTCCGTCTCAACATCTAACGGCTTGGCAAAAAAGCTTTCATTCTGCACAACCTTGACGCCCTCAATGCCGTCAACCTTGGTTGGAGCTTTAAGAATTGCCGCCTTGTCAATATCGATACTGGTGCGCAGCAATTCTGTAAGATCAAATTTCCGGAAGGTGGCGATAACACCTTGCAGAGCAGCCTTGCTCACACTCACCTTCGGGTTGCCCCACCGCCAGCCAATAAGCCCCTGCGGCATCCGCAGCTGGCGTTTGCCGCCCTTCAGCAACTCATCCTTGTTGGCTTCTGCCCAGGAACACAGATCAGCAAACTTTTGTTTGATCTCGCTCTCGAAAGAACTGCGCTCGTTTTGGAATTCTGCCTTGAGGTCCGCTATCCGCTCAACCTCTGCCAAATTGATCAAATCAATCTGTCGCTGGAGATTACCGATCTCTCCCAAAAGGGTGTTAGCTTCGGTCATTGATTGCGGCACATTCGCCGCCTGTTTTTTAAGTTTCTGTTTTGCCATTCTGATCACCTGATAAGCTGGCTGATGATTTCAAAAATCACAGCGAATAAATATAAAATGGGGAAGACAAGAGGCCCGCAGGCTGCTCCTATGAAAAACTCCCTTTTATGCTCTCTTAAAACTTGACGAAGTGTCATGATGCACCCTCCATTTTGTTGGAACGGCGCATCCGGGGCGAAACAGATTTTCAAGCTGTCCTGTGTCGCGATTTAGATTGCGAATGATGCCTGCCACGTCATGCAAGAACAGAGCATTATCGGCCTCGTTCAATTTGATCAAATCCAGCGGGCAGCCGTTCGCGTGGGTGATTTCCAGATCGCGGGTCAGGCCCACAATGCTGACTTCTTTAAAGATATTATTGAACCTGCCCACGATCTTCTGGATCAGAATGCGGTCAGCCAAAGGTATTTCAAAACTAACAGTCATTTTGCAATCTCCATATTTAGAGGGTTTTGAGGGCAATTCCTGCAGGCACTCCAGTGCCGCAAACGGCGCGCGTTCCTGCTTGGCATGGGAGCCGATGCAAAGGATCGGCAGTCATCACGGGCCAGATCATGGCCCATATGCGGGCACATAACCCTGTCAGCCAGTTTGTTTAAAACCTTGGCTTGTAGTCGATCCGTTTTGCCCCGGTATTTTCCGGCAAGTGCCAGAGAAATACCGGTGCGCGAGACCCCTACTTTTTCTGCGGCTTGGGTGATGTTTGATTTACCCACTTCATCGCGCAAGAGTTCTAGCCAGCACATGGGAAAAACTCCTTTGTATTTTGGTCATGAAACCGTTTTTTGTCCGCCTGATAAATTGGTGCCAGATGCCCTGTATCGCGAACAAGAAGATATCGTTTGAAGCCGTTACTGGTCAGGCTTGCACCTGCCGCCCTGCGCGGCAGTTCCGCCAGATATCCTGCCCGGACAAGGGCCCGAATATATCGCTGGATATAATTGCGATAGTTTGTGTCATCGGTTGCAATCAGCCGTTCAATATCCGGAACGGCGACCTTCTTTTTATTGACAATCACCCGCCAGATTTTCTGGCGAACAGTGATCTTCCTGACCCGCCGCACTGAATTGTCAGGCCGTTTCCCCGAAGGCCCGCACTTGATTTTGATGCCTTCTTTCTTGGCGGCTTTACCTTCATCGGTCAGCCGAAAACAGCCGATTTCAACACGCTCGACAAGCCCACGGGACACCAGTTTACAGGTTGCTTGCGGAATGGCCTTCCGGCCTTCACAGGTTGCAGCCACCAGCTGGTCTGTGGTCAGGCATAAATCGCCGTCAAGAACATCAATAATGGCATTTTGAATTGTTGCAGTTCCGGTCATAGCTCACACCTTCACCTTGATAGGTTTTCCGGAACGGCGGTCGTTCATCAGCGTCTGGCCTGCCATTTCGGTGCAACCCACGGCCCCGTCATTACGACGCCCAAAGCGCTCGATGGCAGCGATTCCTTCCAGAGCTTCACGGAACAGCCCCCCTGACATTTTATGAAGAAATTCCACAAGGTCAGGTTTAACTTCCACCTCACAAAGCCCGGAGACCAGTGCCGCCACATCCTCAAGGCTGGCCCGTTCAAATTGCACATACTGACCAACACGGCTGGCAATTTGTGGAAAGCGTTGAATATGGTGGCGGACCTTGCCCATACCGACGAATATGAACGGGATTTCAAGACTGTCAGACATGTCGCGCAAGGTGTCCATTAATCTTTGACTGCGGGCGATATGATCCACCTCGTCAACGACAACAGCGAATGTCTCATCATTGGTAACAGCCTGCATATTCCGGGCCATCAGTGCCGTAATCGCCTGCTTGTACATTTTCTCGAAACTGTGTTCCGGAATGATACGCAATTCACTCAGGATATCTCGCATCATCCATGCCGGGGTCCATTCCTTTTTGGCCCGGATGAACAAACAGTCCTGATGGGTTGCCCACCAGTCCAGTGCCTCGGTTTTCCCAAGGCCCGGCTCTCCATCCACGACCATCAGGCAGGCTTCACTCGCCCCCCGTTCCTGTAAGGCGGATAAAGCGGATAAGAACCGCAATGTATTTTCTGTTTTGACAAATTTTGCTTTCATGTCACACTTTCCCTGTAGTTCTGATCAAGCTACTTCTCAAGAGGCTGCCCGGTGTTGTAGCGCCGTGGTGGCCTCGTCCAAGGCGTCGAGATCGACACCGTTCATCTCCAAAATCATTTGGAAATTTCGTTGCGGCAGCTTCTCTTTCAAAAGTTGCCGGTCTTTGTCTGTAATTTTTTCAGGATGTTCAGCCAGCCATTTTGCCCAGCTCACATCATCGTTGAAAATGGGGCGCTGCCCGTTAGCCAAGGTAACTGGTGCCGGTGTTTCTAACGGCTGCATCTTGGCTAACAGCTTTTCACCAGCTTCGATTTCAAAAGGGGTAATTTCCTGATAATCAACTTGAATGATATCGGGCTTCTGCTCCGCTAAAATCTCCTGGCGTTTTTCTTCCACCCGGCTCAAGCGGCCTTTGATGCGCTGGGCCGCCTTACGCTCCAGAAAGCTTTGCGCTTCAGATACGGTACTGGATGGGAAGTAGGCGCGGGAATTGCCATCAAGGTCAGCCGTACAGATAAACCGGTTGTCAAAATCCCTGATCCAGACTTTGCCTGCATCGTGAATATCGTAACCAACCATGACTTCATCACCGTGATAGGCTTCCAGTTCATGACTGAAATATCTGTTGCCAAGTACTTGCACTTCACATCGTGCGACCTTGCGGCGTTCGTATGGCCGGAACAAGTCTGCAGCATCTTCTTCCGGTATAAGAATTACCTGACCGCCTTCATCTTCCCAGCGTTGCCATTTTTCCAGCGGGGATAAGTGACGGCGGCGTTTTGTGACCGGATCACGCACCCGGTCCAGCGCAGAATGGGCCTTTTCATTATAGGCATCGACTTCGCTTTGAATGAACACCTTGAACTCGTCCCATGTCATATCGAAGGGTGATTTTTTGCCTGCCTTTAAATCGGCATCGACAATTTTCTTGATGACGCGACCAGCTTCTTTGTCCATATCCCGTGCGTTGTAGCTATCGAGCTTTTTTGATGCTTTTACCCAATATTGCTGGCTGCGCTCGATCAAGCCACGGGCCTGACTATTGTAAGGCAGTGAATTCTTGGCAGTGATGCCCCAACGGTCATAAAAGCCGATGGCCGTGGCTTCGAACAGCTGCGCCCGAAAGCCCGGCCCGTTATCGGTGTACCAGATCGCTGGCATTGCTCTCTTGCGCTCATCAGGACGCTCCTGCATGGCAAAACTCAAGGCTTCCAGCACGCCAATGCTATCTTCTGTAAGTCCCACAGACCAGCCAACGATATAGCGGGTAAAGACATCAATAACCGTGGTGATTTCAGGGCGGAACGGCTGCCCGTGCAACGGATGTTCAACAGTTGCTTTAAAGGTGTGACCATCAGACGTGTACACAGCCCCCGGCCACAACTCGGAGGTGTCGCGCCGCGTAAATGCTTTCAGGCTTTTAAGGGCTTGTGGACCCATTCT